CAGCAAACTGGGGTGGGGAAGCTGGGGGTGCAAATGCCACTTCATTTTATGAAGAGCATCCTAATCCCCCAGAGCATCCAGGCCCAGTTATTACCACACAACGAGCTGCAGATTTTGCATACTATGTCGCAACACATAATCATAAACAAATAGTAAAATGGCTAAAAAATCACCCTGAAGTTTTTCAGCCAGATCCTAACGCAGTCCCAGTTACTAAACAGTATATAGAAAATTTTAAAAGTAACTTGGATCCTTATAAACAAATTACCCTGCAAAATCTTGAGCCTTTCTTTAACTACAATAACCAAGGGAACACAGCTCAAGGAAATACAACCCAAGGAAATATAACCCAAGGGAACACAGCTCAAGGGAACACAGCTCAAGGGAACACAGCTCAAGGGAACACAGCTCAAGGGAATACAGTTGATTATAACACACTGGCCAGTAATGACTTACTTTCAAATTTGGTTAACTTTAGAATAGGTGATCAAACAGTACAGTTAAGGCCTAAGTCTAGCCAACGAACTTTAGATTCACTTTTAAACTATTTAAGTGAAAAGGAAAAGAATCGAATTTATGAAGAGTCTTTTTTACTGGATGATAGTCAAAAGGCTGCGTTATTAAAAGCTAAACGTGAAGCTGCTGAGCCTTCTACAATAGATAAATTTACTCAAATACTTGGCTTAGGAAAAGATATAGCCAGTGTCACTTCTTATATTACTGGAGACAGACCTGAAGAGTTATGGGATAAAGTTACTTCAGGAGCTGGAAGTCTTTGGGACACAATTACAGGATCAGGATCAGGACTTAGTGCTTTTATGGATCCTGAAAAATATGCCTCATTAATTACAGACTTTTAATAGGAGTTATTATGGGATTTTTCAGCTCAAGTCAAAATAGCCCTAAGCCTGGCAGTTTGGCAGGTAGCTTGCAGCCTTATTTATTACAAAGAGACAAACTACTAGCTAGTTATAAAAAGCAACTTCGGCTAGAGGCTCTTACAAAAAGTCTTTTGTCTTTAGACAATCCTTCTAAACAAGATATTCAACACTGGGCAGCAAATACAAACATCACGCCTTCAGAATTTCAAGCCCTTCAACCTGTTATAAAAGAGATTGAAGATAAAAAGAAATTTAAAATACAAAAGACACCAAGTGGTGAAGAGCGCCAGATTAATACAGAAACTGGGCAAACAAGTATACTGAAACCCGGTGAGCATTTTAAAGTTATTATGAAAGAAGATGGCACAATAATACAAAAGAATACTAACACTGGTCAGATAAGTATCCTTGCTAAACCTGAAGATAAAAAGAAGTATACTACACAAGTTCTCCCTGATGGCTCAATAGTACAAATTGAAAAGTCTACAGGCAAGGAAACAGTCTTAAGGAAAGGTAAAGAATACACTCAGCTTGTAAAAGAAGATGGCTCTATTTTTCAGAAGAATATACACACTGGCCAGATGAGTATGATTAAAGGGCCTAATAAATCTAGTAGTTCTAAAATCTCAGATGATGTGCCTAAGTGGACTAAAACTGTTACTAACTTTGCTAAGACTGTTTCACAGTCAGAAGAGCCGGAAGCTGAAGCAAAAAAATATAAAGAACTTGTTCCAGAATTAATAAATAGAGTAAATGCTAAAGCTAAAGCTGAAAATATATCACCTGAACAAGCAGTATTTCCTGCTATTACTGACTATGTTAATGAGCAAAAAACAAGAGCTCAAATTCAGTCTTTAATACCAAGAAATGATAATGCATGGTTTGGCTCAGGAAATTATAATATTGCTCAAGATACGGTTATACAATTAGCAGGGCAAGGTGTACCAATTCAAACTTTAGGAGAGGAGTTAGAAAAGAAAGGCTGGACAGATAGCCAGGTTAAAGAGTTTCTTAGTATGGCTATAAACTTTAAAACTCTTAAAGAAGCTGGCATAGACCCTAAGAGATTAGCCCATACATCTGTTCCTGAAGGTGGCTCTTTTATAGATTCAAAAGGCAATGCCTGGGAAAGAAAAGGAAGATTTCTAGTAAACAAAATCAATGGGTGGACAATTCGTTATGACAGATAATATTACAGGTTATAAAGTTATAGAGCCTGATGAGATAATGACTCCAATTCCATACTCAGAACCTGATGATGGTGGGTACAAAGTTGTCTCACAAGATGAAGCACTTCAAGCTGCAAGAGCCAAACTTGGTGAGTATTTTGATGCAGTTGAAAAGTCAAAAGCTCCTAAAGAAGTAAAAGATCGATATATAAATGAGTTAAAGGCTCTTGATACTAAACTGGTCAGTGAGTATGATTCTGAAGGGCTAGAAGCACCTAAAGTAGGAATTTTTGAAACTGTTGCTTTTGCTGGAGCCGAAGCTTATCTTGCAGCTAAGCCTATTACAGCGGCTATAAAGCTTGGGCTTGAAGGAGCTTCTAAATCTTTGGCAGCTAAGACTGCAGCAAAGGCTTTTTTCAAAACTATAGGCCTTGTTGCTGCTACAGATGAAATCACTGAAGGTACTATTGAAGCAGTAGACTCTAAGATGAATAAAGATGTGCCTTGGTATGTAAAAGCCCCAATTGACCTCGGAGTTGGCTTAGTAACTGGTGTTGGCTCATGGGCTACCTTAGACAAAGCAGGTTTGACTCTTACAAAGGCAGCACAAAAATCACTGGCCAGTAAGTTATCAGTACCAGAGAAAGCTGTAGAAGATACTTTTGCAACTATTGATAAACAAGTTAAAACAGAGGCTGCTTTAAGTAGTACTTTGATTAACTTTGAAAGAGATAAAGTATTAAAAGATACTGTAGCTGAATTACAAGATTTAAGAGCTACATTAGGCCCTGTAAGCAAGAGTAAAGAAAAAGTAGCTATAACTATTGATGACAGTAAAAAGGCTGTTAAAGAGGCCACAGAGACTCTTAAGGATATTAAAAGCACTTTAGAAAGCCCTTTAGAAACTAAGCGTTCAACAACACTCGATCTTGATCTTGAAAATCCTATTGATGAGCCAGGTAAAAGTTTTGCAGGTTTTGAGGAAGTAAAAAAAGCTGGGAAAAACTATTTTTCTAAAGACCTCTTAAAATCTGCAAAAAATACTGAAGATCTGCTTCGGGAACCTGAAGCTATGAATCAAACGATAAAAGCTCTTAAAGCTAAAAAGTTTGAAGGCATTCAAGACTTTGATACTGGGCTTAGATTTACTGGTGAGAGTCGAGAAGAAGTAATAACTGGGTACCAAAGGAATCGAGCCAAATATAACTTTTCTGAACTTACTCAACCTGCTACAACCACACCTGCTCCTGGGAAATATGCTGGCCTATCAGCAATTAAGCAAGGGGCTAAAGATATTTTCCCAGAGTCATTCCAAGCAGCAGAAAGTATAGATGAGTTTTTTCTAAGCAAAAAGCATGCAGAGAAGCTCATTGAAAAATTAAAGGACCAAGATTATATTGGTATAATTAAAGGGGCTAGGGGTTATGATTTTACTTCTGGCCAGTTGACAATAAGTGACTTAGAGCTTCTTAAATTAGCTGAACAGTGCTCAGGTGATAATGCTGTATTGCCTACTTCAAAAGGCTTATTACATGGTATTATATGGGATAAGGTTAAACAGAAAATAACTGGCTTTAATCCTTTTAAAGCACTAATGTCTTTTTGGCCTAGTAAGTATGATGATATGGTGTACAGTTTTATTTCTGGGCCTAAGGGTAGGAAAATAACAGAAGATGAATTACAGACAATTGCTAAGCTTGAGGCTTTAGGTAATACCCCAGAAGAGATTGCTTTAAAAACTGGTTGGGTAAGACTTTCAAATGGAAGCCTTGCTGCTTTTAAACCTGAAGCAGAGTTAGCCTTAAAAGCCAACTGGCGTGAGCATCTTGAAGACCCAAATAAAACAACACATATTACTGATATAGTTGATTACCCAGATTTTGAAAAGTACTATGGTAAGACAGTAGGTAAACTGGTAAAAATTGTGCCAGCTGATGAGTATACTTTTAGTAATGGTTTTTATAATCCAATTACTAAAACTATAACTTTAAATGCTAGGCAATTAAAGGACAATAGAAAAGCTGTTCTTGAAGTTCTTAATCATGAAACTACCCATGCTATTGCCCATTATGAAGGTCTCCCTCAAGGTGGAAGTTCAACAGCTTTTGGTGAAATATATGACTTATATGAAAAAGCAAAAGCTAAGTCTTCAAGTGAACGAACTATAGAAGATGTAATGCTTACAAAACTTGTAGATGCTGTTATTGCTAAATTCACCCCAGAAGAACAAATCAAATTTGCTACAGAAAGCAAAATGTGGAAAACTGTAACCTTTGGAAAACTAGCTTATAAACATATACTAGGTGAACAACTGGCCAGAAGCTCATCTTATAGAAAAGGTTTTGAAAAGGAAGTTATTCAAAAATTAGCAGATCCACAGTTTTTTGATGCTGAACCTATTTATAAATACTGCTTTGGAAAACGAGCCCTTTGGCTTCAAGCTTTTGAAAAGGGAGTTGATACCTTAGCTTCAAAAAAAGTTAAGTCTAACTTTTTCACAAAGTGGGAAGACCTTATGAATACCCAGGTTATTCAACCTCTTACTCACTGGGCAGACCTCAAAATAACTAACCAGACAGCTCGAACTCTGCTAGGCATTGATATGCCAAAAGAGTTTAGGGCTTTGAGCGACAAGTATATGAGGGAGTCTAATATACTGCTCAAAGATATAAATAATCTAGCTGTTGAGATTTACAAACGAGCACCAACAGAAGCGGAACAGGCCAAAGTTGTTGAGTTACTCCATGGCAAAACAACAACTAAAGATCCCATACTGGCCAGTAAGGTACAAGAAGTTCATAATCTCTGGGAAAAGATGCATGCTAAAAATATTGAACTTGGTATAAAGTCTAAAACTCTTTATGATAAGCTTACTGAGTCAGATATGAAGCACCTTAAGAAGCTTATTGATACTTCTACTGACCCAGAGGTAGTAGACAAAGCAAGACAAATTTACCAACAGCAGTTAAACTCTGGCCCATATGACTATATACCTGTCTTCTTAAAAAGTAGAGAAGGTATAGTCGGTAGACAGAAAAAAGAACTGAAAAAACTACTGGCCAAGTACCAAGTAATAGTTCACCAGGCAAAAGATATTTATCCTGAAGATCTTGAATTTGCAAAAGAAAAGATTGCAATGATAGAAGACTTGCTTAAAGTAGGAAGTGCTGGTACAATAAATGCTGAACGTAAGTTACTTTCTTTAAGTGACAAAGGGATACATATTTCAATGGATCCTGAGCTTAGTCATTACTTAGGGAAAGTTGATGAGGATGTAATATTATCTGGCAGTTACACTGTCGCTAGAGGCTTTGGTGAGGAGGCACTAAATGTGTCTCGATTTAAATTCCTTAATGCTATAAAAGAGAATCCTAACTGGGTACTTGATCCAAAGACAGACCCTGAAATGGTACCTGCCCATTTTAGAAAAGCTTCAGGTAAGTCTTGGGGCCCTCTTCAAGGATATTATGTTGACCGGAAAATTGCAGATAATATAACTGATATAAAAGAGCATGTTAATGGATTCTTAAGAGGCTATGATAAGGTAATAGGCTGGTGGAAGTACGGGAAAGCTGTTTTAAACCCAGCAACTCATGTAGGCAATTTCACTGCTAATTCAATGCTTGCATACTTTGCAGGTGTAAATCCCTGGGATGTAGATGTTTATCGTTCAGCTTTTCAAGCCTTAAAAATGGGGCCTGTCAATAAGTGGTATGCTTTAGCCAAGCCTACAGGTATGCTCAATGATACATTTGCTGCTGCTGAACTTTCTCAGTTTAAAAAAGACCTGACAAAGTTTAGAGAGATGCCTTCAACAATTACTACTGGCCAGAAGGTAAAAGACTTTATTGAGTATTCTTTAACTAAGCCATCTCAAGCTTACGAAAAGAGCGAGCAATTGTTCAAAATGGCAGTATTTATAAAATTTGTAAAGAAAGGTTGGTCGCCTGAAGCTGCTGCTGCCCGAGCTGAGGAATACCTTTTTAATTATCGCGATATACCTCCGATCGTGAGGCATTATAAAAGGTTTGCATCACCTTTCTTTACATTTTATTATAAAGCTTCAGGATTAGCACCTAAGGTAATCTTAAGACACCCAGAAAAGGTTGCTGCTTTAGCTGCTACTTATGCAGGATGGCAATACATTGCAGAGAAGAAAACAGGTGTAACTGATGCCCAAATAAAAGCTGCAAAAACTTTATCTCCCTCTGTTGATTCATTTAGTTTGTTACTTCCAAAGACATCTATAGAAGGCGACCCAATTTTCTGGGATGTTGGTAGACTAGTTCCTTTTGGCCAATATGGAGATACCTGGGGCCAAACAGGTCTACCTATTGGGGGCTTAGCTCCTACAGCAAATCCATTTATTAATATCTTTTATGCAATTGCTACAAACCGAGACATGTTTACAGGGAGTGATTTAGTTTCACCTGAATTAGATTCTCTGCAAGAAAGAGCTCAAAAGTGGTTTTCATATACCTGGAAAAATATGTTACCTTCTTTAGTACCGGGAGGCTATGGATTTGATAGAATAGCTAAAGGTGTTAAGGCAATTAACGCTGATATGAGAGACTACACTGGCCAGAGAGTAACATTAACTGATAGCCTTATGAGAACTATACTTGGGATTAAAACAACTATAGTAACTAAGGAGGCAGTAAATGCAGCATATAAAGGTACGCTAGGAAAGATGACTATTGATGTTGGTAGGAGAATACATAAGGTCAAAATGATGTATAAGCGACATGAGATTGATTCTCATGAAATGAATGCAGCCATAGGAAAGCTTAGACAGCAAAAGAAACTTTACAAAGCTATGTTACGAGATGCAAGGAGTGCATTTTGAAAGAATCTTATATTCTAGTTTTTTTAAGTTTTATCTTAGTAATAATTGGCAGAATTATATTTGGATTCTTTAACAAAGGAGGGCTTGAGTATGTGAAAATAAAAGACTGCTCAAAGTTAAGAGCTGCTTGTTGTTTGCCAACAGTAAAACAAAATGTATCAGCACTTAATGAACGGACTAAAAAGGAGGATGAGGCAATACAAAATATTTTTCTTGAACTTAAAGATTTACATGCTGCAATACAAGCTGTGTATCTTGAAATTTTAAAAAAGGAGTAATTATGGATAAGTTTAATACAGGTTTAAGTATTCTACAAGGAGTATTTTCTTTGATTCATTTTGCTGAAGCCTGGTATTCTGATACACCAAAAACGGGCGAGCAAAAGAAACAACTCGTTATGAGTGGCCTTGAGTCAATTGTAAAGTCAGCTGAGGCTGTTACTACAGGTGGAGCACATAAGACTTGGGAGAAAATTGAAAAGATTGCCCCTGAGTTTATTGATGACTCAGCTCAGCTATTATATCCACCAAACAAATAAACGAATAAGGAGGTATTATGGTAAATTTAAATGGAATGCCTTTTGACTTTGGCTTTGCTATCAAAGCTATGAAGAAAGGTAAAAAAGTTGCTCGTAAAGGTTGGAATGGAAAAAATATGTGGCTTGTTTATATGTCAGGAATGACACTACCAGCTTTTAATGATCAGACTTCTGGCAAAAAAGTAAATGACCGAACAGCCAAATTAATTGGAAAAGACACTCTTTTGGAAACATTACCTTATATTGCAATGTGGACAGCAGATAAAAAATGGTTACCTGGATGGCTTGCATCACAAACTGATATGCTTGCCGAGGATTGGTATATTGTAGGCTAATGACCCGACAATGCTCAAATTGTGGAAGGTATAAAACCCCATGTTTTTACCTTAATATTAAAAGGCTTGCTGAAGAGAAACAAGAGTCTTGCCCTATGTGGACTCCTATTTCTTTTCACAAGCCTTACTTAAGAGACAAAGTAATTGCTAAACTAAAAAAGTTTGGTTAAACTTTTTCTACCCCAAATAGTATTATTAATCCGTGTAGAGTTTAAGTGATAATAAGTATAACCTTTATCACTTAAACTTACTGGAGTTAATACCAGCCAAATTGAAACAATAAATATTATTACTTTTTTTGCCATAAACATGTTGAGCTACCTTTTATTATAACTTGTTCATAGCCATGAGTAACATATAATTTTTTAACTTTATAATTATAAACAGTTATTATACTGACAAACGATACAAAAGTACAGGCTACTAAAGTCACTAAAGCAATGATAATTTTAACTTCTTTATCCATTTTAAGCCTCCTCTGGGTTAAATTTTTCACAGATAATCTTTGCCTCAGTTAGCATTTCTATAGCTTTCATCTGGCCAGTAGACCAACTTGATAACACTTCTTCCGTTGTACTAAAAACCACCTGTTTTACACCCATTTGAACTATCAGTCCTGCACAATACTGGCAAGGACAATAAGGCCAAATATAAATTGAATCTGCTTTAGCCGCTCTATTCATTGTCATTATTGCATTCATTTCAGCATGTACTGGAGTGCTTGTTTCATTTTCTATACCTCTAGGAGGGCCGTTATACCCTGTTCCTAGTATTATATTATTCTTATCTGTTATAACACAGCCGACTTTATGCTTTTCCTTACTCCAGGACGCAATTTCCTTAGCAAGCTTAAGCATCCGTTTCTGCCAAATACTGCTTGGTGTATTCCTTGAGAACATCTAATAACCTCCTCTGACTTGTATTCTTATCCTGTAAAGCCTTATATACACACTCATCAATTGTCTTTTTAAATACTAAGTGAAATATCTTTACTGTCTTTTTTTGGCCCATTCTATGTAAGCGTTTATTAAGTTGTAAATAATCTTCAAGGCTATAAGTAAGTGCATACCATAATACTATATGGCCACCAGTTTGTAAGTTCAATCCATGCCCTACTGACTTAGGATGAACAACAAGAAGTGGTAATTCGCCTTTATTCCACTGTTTAATATATTTAAACTTTTGCTTGTTATCACACTGGCCAGTGATGAATCTAGCTTGTGGAAAATGCTTAGCAATCATTTCTTGCTCATATTTATATTGTATACAAACAATAATATTGCCTAAAGCATTACTTTCGATAAACTCTTTAAGTGCATTGATTTTGAGATTATGTATAAAGAGTGATTCTCGCTGTCCGGACACCTCATTATCGTAATAGACGAATCCTTGAAGTACTTGTCTAAGCTTGGAGTTAAGAGCTGTTTTATTGAGTGCATCAACTTGTGTATCTGCCATTTTGAGAATAAAATCTTTTTTAAACGACTGGTATATTTTTCGTTCTTTAGCAGGAAGCTCCAAGCCAATTCGAATGAACAATCGCTCTGGTAAACTGATATAATCAGACGACTGCAGTCTAAATGTTTTTGGAGCAATGAGCTTATGTATTGCATCCTCTGCTCCAAAACGTATGTTCCAGGAAAACTTTCTATACTTAGGTTGCTCATAAAACTTTCGTTGAAACTTATAAAAGTTGTCTCCAAGAGTTTCTCCTCCGTCAAGTAAATAATATTGAGACCAAAGATCTAGTAAAGAATTGGGGCTTGGTGTTCCACTTAAACAAAGCTTATATCTAAAGCCTTCACATATAGCCTTTAAAACTTTAAATCTTTGCGTTTTATGGCTCTTTACAAATGTAGACTCATCTAATACTAGACAATTATAAGGAAGCTTTTTATATACTTTATAATAGCTTTCAAGCTTCCCATAAAGCCATATTAAGCCCTCATAATTTATAATATGCACTTGTACACTTGGATCAAATAAATCATCTTTATCTTTTCCATGTAAAATAACATATGGTAGATTTAAGTCCCACTCTTTAATTCCCTCTGGCCAGGTTGTTTGTGATGGTCCTAAAGGAGCCAACACTAGGGCTTTAAGATTGAGATCTGCTATAACATGTAATGCTATAGCAGTCTTTCCTAGGCCCATATCAATTGCCAAATAAACTTTTTTCTTCTGTTTACAAAAGCTGATCGCTTTCTTTTGATAGGGACGAAGTTCCATTTAGATCTCCCATCTAAAGCCTTTAAACCGAGGTTGTAAAGGAACACCATATTTTGAAAAGTCCTTGAACTCAATAGTAGCAATCTGGTTTTTAAAAATTTTACGCTTAGCCCATATTCTATCTCGCCAGGCAGTATTAAATCCTTTGAAAATACCAACTGAAAACTTTTTACCACCATAAGAGCACAGAAAACTGCCCAGTGTGTTTTCAAATTTCTTGCCTTTTGTCCCAGGAAGCACATCAATGACCAATACTTCAATACTTTTAAATGGCACCCGTTTCATCCAGGTCCAATTACGTTTCCCAGGATTATAAGAAAAATCTGGAGCCTGCCAACAGACTCCCTCATACCCTTTAAGTACAGAAGACTCAAAGAAAGCATCAAAGGCCTGTTTTGTTTCAACCCAAACTTGTGGTATCACTTTAACCTGTTTTATTTCAGGTTGGCTATTTAATACATCTTCAAGATATAGCAAACCTAAATCTCCAATAACTGCAAAAATATTAAGGACAAAATCAGGTGTCTCTTCTGAGTTTCTAAGCAGCCCGCTTAAAGTTTCAAAGTCAGCCCCTGGCAAAATAAGTTCACCAGCAATAGGACTACCTATATACTTATATATCTTTTTAAGTTCAATGAGTAAATCAGTAAGTCCGATAAACTCTTTAGGTTTACGACTATATATAATACTTCCATCATATATAGCATGGAGTCCATTAAGCTTAACTGAAGCCCAACCTGGCTTAAAGTATTTAGGATCATATGTTTTTAGCTTTTGTGCTTTTATCATTTCGTGTCCTCTCTTTTACCTTGTTTAAGAAAACTTCAATAGCTAACTCATTATTTACAAGAAAGTAATTAAGTTTTAACTTGTCTCTTATCAAAGTTCTGAAGGACTTCTGTAAAGCTGTTAATTGTCCTCCAGGTCTTTTCACTTCAACAAACCATACCTGGCCAGGGAAAACTATAAGTCTATCTGAAACACCTCTATTCATTTCAGAGTTAAACTTATAAGCTTTTCCTCCAGCCTGTTTCACTTGTTTAACAAGAGAACGCTCAATTGTTTTCTCAAGAGGCACAGCTCTATGCCTCAGTTTCATCTCGAACATATAGGTAGCCCTCCAAAGCTTTTCTGTCCATTTTAGCCTGCAGCTTATTGTACCGAGACAATATACGCTGTGCAATATGAGACCGTTTTCTAGTCACTAATTCAGCCTTCAAAACTTGTTTCAGTCTAAAAAGATCACCTTTGTTAGGCTCAAGTTGTCTAAGCCAGCCTAAAAAGTAAAGCCATGACTGGGTAACATGCTTATGCAGATGCTGTACATCTGGTGAAACATCAATCTTTTTTATATCTTCTAGCATAAAAGCCTCCAGCTCTTAATGGAATATCTTTTGCCCACATATCTTTTTGAATTATACAGTTTAAAAACTTTCTGAGATTCTCTTCAGGATTCTCTTCAGGTCCAAGAGCTACCAGTTCATCATGAACTGTCATAAGCAGTTTAAAGTCAGGTAATTTATCAACGGCCAGAATAGCTGCTCCAATTATATCTCTGGCCAGTTTTTGTACAATATTCTCTGTAATACGTCCTGGTGACAGAAACCGCCTTGACCACTTATAATTTACTTGTCCCATATGTTTAATTTCAGGGCCATAAGCCCCTTGAGAAATCTCAGGAGAATGATAGTACAAAGATGTGCCAGAGGGAATTCTTATCTGGAGCCAAAATACACCTCGCCTATCATATTTACTGACAAAATTACAATTTTTATAAGAAACCATATAATTCGGATTTTCAATTGCATATACAACCCTATTATAAAGGCCTTTCCATAAATTTGCAATATGCTTGTACTTTTTCCTATACCCTTTAACAGCAAAAGACGCCAACTTTGGGGAAATTTCGACACCATAATTTTGGCAAGTTTCCTTAAACCTCTTAGCTCCCATTTGATAACCACAACCTAAAACTGCTTGTTTCCCAAGGAAATATTCAAGGTTATCAATAGCATGCTTATCAATAGCTTCATAAGGCTTATTATACAAAAATGAAGCCATATCAATATAAGGACTCTTGCCCTCTTTAAAACGCCTTAAAGCTTCTTTTTCACCTGCAAGCCATGTAAGTAAAACATACTCAATACTTGAATAGTCACCTTGATAAATCAACTGGCCAGTAGGTGCAGTAATTACAGATCTACATAAAGCTTTAGCACTTTCAAGAGGATTATCAATTTCTTCAAAATTCTTAAACTTGGCGATTAGAGCCTCTGGGTCTTTCACTGTTGCTTTAGGTAAACTATGAACCTGGTATCCAGCACCTGCCCATCTTTGGGTTGATGTAGCACCATACTTGATGTAATTATGTAATTTACCATCCACTTCCATGTTTAGGAGTTTAGTAAACTTTGCTACAGATGAATGATTAGCTGCTTGTCTTGCTTGCAAGATATGCCTGCAGTCTTCAGGGAGATTATCTCTTTGAAGTAACTCTTCAACAGTTTTTGCTGTTACATTTTTAGCATCAAGACCTTTTTTCTGAAGCCAGGTAAGTATTCGTTTTGTTTGAGTTGGCTTTGTTATAACACCATCTGTTAAATTAGCCATGTCATCACATAAAGTTTCTTTAAAAGCTTCAGTTCGTAACTTTACGTGCTTTGCTAACTCAACATCAACAGGCAAGCCTCGCTGATCCATTTCAACTGTACTCCGCCATAAGTTCCATTCTCGATTAGGAATTACTATACTTGGGCAAGCCTTAAGTACTTCAAAAGTTGTATCAACATCTTGTTTACAATAGTCATACAATTGCTCATAGTCAGTTAGACCTGGGTTATAAGAAGAATTAGTACAGCATCTCTTTAATATAACAGGACCTAAGGGCTGTTTTTGTATAGACGTTTTAAGAACTTTGGCAGCCTCTTTAAGACCAAATGGAAGGGAGAATTTTGACATTACAACTTGAACATCTTTCCATTTATCTAATGGACTATAATAAATTGTATTAGCTACTTGCCAGTCAAAAGCAGCATTAACAGCCCAAATAAAGTCATAAGAGTCAAGTAACTCTGATAAAGAAGAAAAATCTGTAATGAGCTTAGTTTCCTTTTTTGCCATATTTATAGGATCAAACTCACAGTAAGCCACACATAAAGGCTTAAATGACTCATGTGTAATGTATTTATATGCCCCTACCTCTTTTATTGGTAAGTCGCAATAAGTTTCAAAATCTAATATAAGGTCCATGCAGCCTCCTACTGGCCAGTAAGATGATTCCTACTGGCCAGTTAGTTAAAAGTTATTTAGAAAGTGTCTTCTGTATCCTCAGGTTTTTCAGGTGCCAATGAAGCAAAAGCCTCTTCAGGTGCCTCATGACCATCGAGGCGGTCACCATCATGAGCAAACATAATATTTTCAAGGCCCCAACCGATTCCTGCATTTCCTGAATAAAGATATGGGTATCCTTTAATCTGGATATTACAATAACAACCGGAATAAATTTTATCCTTATCCATTACTGGCTGCAGATTTTCATCAACAACACCCGGCTTACCGAAAGATTCAGGGCGTGTAGCAGAAAAGAAATATTTCCCAGCATAGATTTTATCCGTCTGATCTCCATCAGCAAGCTCTTTATCACCGTCTCTTAAAGGCTGATAGCGGAATTTTTTCTTCTTGCCACCCCATTTTTTTTCCATACCAATTTTGGTAAGCTTCTCAATTTCCCTCTTCATCTTTTCAACATTAACCTTATCATCTTTATTAATAAGAACTTGACAAGAATAGGCTAAATCACCTGAAAGATTTTCTGCTGGTTCAATAACATGTACATATGAAACTCTAACTTCTTTTAATACCACTGCCATAATTACCCCCTTGTAGTCTCAGGTCTATTTTTTTCAATGTTTCACCTACTAAGTTTTCAATATTGTCTTCCTGTTTCAAACTTATAATAATGTCCAAACAAAATATTATTACATCTACCACCTCCTTTGCTGCTGCTTCTGGGTTATAGTTTTGAGCTTCTGCTGGCTTCCATGGCTTCCATGGCAACTCATTTAAAACTTCACTCAATTCCATATGAGCTGCTAAGACTAAGTCCCTTATATAGTCTACAGAGTATGTGAAGCCCATATATTCCTGTTGCTCTTTAACCTTATCAATTATTTCTGTAAGTTTCATGCCATGGTCCTTTATCACATTGCATTTTTCCTTGATTACATACACTGTCCATAAAACAAGGTGGGCCAACATATAGAAATAAAGTAGGCCACCAGTCAATACATATTTTCAGTAACTTATTGGCAAATACCTGCATCTCTTTTACATTTCTGTAACATAACCTGGTACGTAAGAAGTGCACCAAGGCCCGAGCATTTGCTGTTATCAACAGATTAACAGTTGCTGCATTTGGTAGTACCTGCCGAGCTTCTTCCTTTTTAAAGCCTAAGCCTAATAACTCCTTATAGGCTTCATGACTCTGCTTTAAGGCCTTCCCAATTGCTGAACTATTTGGTTTTTCAACAACAACAGGATAGTCAGTATAGTCTTGATAATGCTGACTAGCACTTGTAAAAGAGAAATGCCGTTCACGAGTTATCTGGGCCAATAGCGAACGAGATATCCCACTGGCCAGTAGAGTCAGCGAATTATGTTCCAGTACCGAAGTATGCTCGGCTTTCAAAAGGTACTTGAATAACTTAGGATTGAGCTCTTGGCCAATATTAAACCCTCTCTTCTGTGTAAGAGAGCAAGCTTGCTGAGCTAGGGCTGCTGGATTCTCAGTTTGCCTGAGCATAACTAAGACCATGTCATTATAACTGAGTATATCCATATTCTTTTTCCTTTTTATCCTGTAGGTAATTAAGGGCCAATTGGCTGTAGCCAATAACATCTCTCCAGTGGTCAAGCTCATGAGGGTTTCCAGCTATTATTCGAGCAAGCTTCTGAGCAATATTATCTAAGGCTTCCTTTAAAACATAGTCCAGTACTATTTTTCTGTGTAAAACGGTTTTTAAGTCTTGACTAATTGCTGCATTTACCTTAAAATCACCATGGGTCTTTTTTCTTTCTTCCAATAATTTATTCATATTACTCCTTTATGTGTAACAAAGTTTGTAAACAAGCTGGAAAATAATAGGCTGGGCAATTAGCTACCCAGCCTGTTATTTATTCAGCTTCAATGGCTGCTTCAGCCTCTTCTAGTCTGATCTCTGCAAGTCTCAGTTCAAGCTGTGCTTTCTGAAAACGAAGATCAAGGACATTATCCTCGGGATCTTTTTCTGTGCGTGCTTTTGCAAGGTCACAGGACTTCTGGGCACGATCAAGGGCTTTCTGGGCTGCTTCAAGTTCTTCCTCAGGGGTCTTAGCTTTCTTTTTTGCACTAGAGGCTCGAGAAGCTTTATACTCTTCCCATTCTTCTGAAGAAATTATACTGTATGTACCATCTTCATTTTTGAAGGGACACTGGCCCATGAGCCGGAGGGTAGAAAAAATAGACATTACTGATTCATATTTACAATCCGCAGCTTCCTGCAAAGACTCCATTGTAGCTCCGCCTTTTTTAATTTCCTGCAAAACAATCTCTCTTTTAGTCATAACATACCTCCTTAAAGTTAAAATTTTTAAAGGCTCTCATTAACCTTTTTCTTAATATATAATAAAAAATAATTTTTGTAAATGTAAAAATTAAAAATATCTTATATTCGAAGAGTACAGGAAGCATCAATTTCTGCAAACTCATTTACCCTATAAGAATAGCATCTGCGACAAACACCAAACCTGTTTAAAGGCTCTTTGTTGCCACAAAAAATACACTTTGTATATTTGTTAGGCTCAACAGGAGTAAAATTTGAGTAAGACTCTGGAATATAAGAAGCTGGCGGGGCCTCAGTAAGATATTTATTCCTATACTCTTTAAGTCTATTATCTTTAGCTTTTTGGCACTCAGGCTTATTACAATACTTTGCTGCATTACTTTTACAATTTATTCCTCTGGCCAGTAAGTCACCACAGTTTAGGCAAAACCGATTTTTCTTTGGCCTTTTACTGGCTTGCTTTTTACTGGCCTTTGCTGCAGTAATTTTCCTTCGCTGCTGTCGGGCCTGTTGGCATTCAGGCTTATTACAAAATATAGCCCTATATCCCCTGCAGTTCTCACCAACAATCAGCTCATCACCACAATTTATGCATTGTTTCATTTGAACACCTCCTCCAAAGACTTTGGCTCAATTGCAGGCCTTTTATCATCAAGAGGTGCTAAGATAGGCTTACCAGGAACAGTCTTAATTAATGATTGAAACTCTTTATGCTTTTTCAGCTTAAACTTTCGCTCAAGAGCTGCAGGACTTTTAAGCTTTGTATCAAAAAGCTCTTCAGCTGGTATTATATCAGTCAACTTTGGAACTGGATTTGGCTCTTTCCAAACTCTTGATTTTCTTCCTGCAACAAGCTTAACATGAGCCTGTTCTCGTTCATCAATTGTACAGTCTTTAAGATAGTCCTCTGCCTGTTTAAAAGCTTTAGTAAATACCTTTTTATATTTTATTAGTTTACCAGCAAATTCCAAAGGTGTTATATTAGCAGAAAGAGCTTTCTCAGCAGCAAAAACGGCTAAAGCTTTTTTATTTATCCAGTTCTCATATTCAGAACATTTAAACTTTGCTTTACACCATTCGCACTGCTCTTCACCAGCATGAAACTCATTTGTTTTTACTGCATTTTTTGTAGCAGACACTATATACCGTATGTCATCAAGTGTCACTTTGTAAGTTCCAAAGTAATCCAGATTGGGTTGAACAATATGAATAAGAACATTTTTATAGTGTTTAAAGGCACTGAAGCACTGAAGATAGCCAGCTGTATAAAACAGCAGCTGCTCATTCTTGTAAACGTCAACTGGAGTGAAGCCAAATTTCCAGTCAATCACATGTAGGTCATCAGCCTCTATAATAAGATCAACTGAGCCACCTGTCTCTCTAAAAAGCTTAAAGTCATAAGGCGTTAAGCTAATAGGTACTTCAGTTTGAATATAGTAAGGGCCATTGTCTAATGCTATTATTATGCCCTTTAATTTATCAAGACAAAATTGACAAAGTGAATCATCCGAAACCCACTGGCCAGTGTTAATTAAGCCCTCCATGATTTTGTGCCGTCGAGTTCCCTCTGAAGCTGCTGTAACTTCATCTGTCTCATCTTCATCTTTAAGCCCTAAGTGCTCAATAAACCCTACACTGCCAGGGCATCTGATAAACCGTTTTGCCTGTGAACCACTATACTTAGCATGAACTTCCATCTAAACCTCCCATTATTTTTGATAAAGTTATAATTCCTTGTAAGCAAATTTCTTTAAGCTTTTGCTCACAATCTTCTTTAATTAAATAATACTGCTTATACTGGCTGCTATCAGTAAAATCCTTTGGAACACGGAATGTAAAAGAACTTTCTCTACATATTACAGTTACCTGTAAAGAGCCTTTATAAGTCTTGTATAACCCAATTACTTGGTAAGATGTCATTTTTGGAATAAAGTCCTCTTTTAAACAGTAAATATTACCTTCAAGATTAAGATTATTAAAAGTTACTTCCATTTGGTCCTCCTTTTTATAAGATTTTATGCTCCTGCATCATAGCCACACCAAGGGCATATCAAGCCAGATACAAAAGGGTGCCTACAATTAGGACACTCCTTTATTATTAAGTACTCATAAGCAAGCTTATAAACTGCTTCCTTCCATTCTTCTTCACTTAAAGGTTCATCCATATTCACCTCCTTTAAATTATAAAAGTTCTTTTATTTCTTAATTTGGCCTCAACTTCTTGTAAATGTTCTTTAGCTAGTTTACAGTGCTTTAGCATTTCATAAAAAATATCTTCTTCATAAACAGCTTTAACAGACATGCAGATTGGGATTTTTGCTAAAGCATTCCTTAAAACAATTCCATTATTACCAGTTAAAAGGTATATTACAGGCCTTTCACCCTGTAAATAAACTTCAGGTAGCCTATAATATGAAAGACATTTTACCTCAACTACTTTAAATTTATTTAGTATTATTTCTGTTTTAATAACAATGCTCATACCTACCTCCTTTAAATTGTCCATTGTGTTGCCATAGCTTTAGCAAAACCAGGAAAAGTTTTACTTCTATAAGTACTTCTTATCTTTCCCTTTGGTAATAGCAAACTTTCATATACCCAAAGTGATACTTTTTTACCTGATTTAAAGTAATGCCATTCAGGCTCAACCATCTTCGTAGGTTTAAGCTTAGGCAAATTCTTCAACCATAAACCAGTTTTCTTTTGATGTGGATCACCAAAAAAATATGGCTGAACATATTGATCAGGCTTTCTGAATCTTGAACTCATAATACCAACTGGATTTTCAATAGCAATTTTTTCAATTGGTACACTATATAAAGCAATAAAAAATTTTATAGCTTTTTCCCTTTGTTGGGCCCTGTTTGGAAATCTATCCTTATACACTGGCTTCATCCATTTATTACCTGTTACTGTTAAGTAAGTACAAGGTGGATGTGCTATCATCATATCATACTTACCACTATAAGCTTCCATAAGGGCATCTCCTTGAATATGCCATTCATCATGGCCACCACTACATGGCTTTATGTCACAAGAAAATGCTTCATGACCTAATTTACGTAGCTCAATAGTAGTAGCTTGACTTTCTTCACAAGCAACTAAAACTTTTAATTTTTCCATGATAAACCTCCTTTTATCTAACCAATTTTTATACTTATATTATATCACAAAAAAATTAAAAAGTAAATAATTTAATTTATGAATGAAATTTAATTTTTGAATAAGAGGCTCGGGGGTAACATCTTTTGCTGTATCATATCATCTATTCCTTTTTTAAATGGAAGTATATGGTACTTTGGCCGTCTTCCTGGAAATAATTTTGAAATAAAAAGCCCATTCTCATAAATACCAAATGGCCCTTCGTAGTTCTCTATATTATATGTGTTTTGAATGATTGTTGCTATGTTATGTTGAAATGATGTATTCTTTAACTTGATATTATAAAACATCTCAGTTATATTATTTAAGTATTTAAGTGCTTTTTGTCCATAAGTGGAAAAGGCGATTTTAGAAGTCACACATTGAGCTAATATTGTTTTATCTAAACAGTTTAAAAGCTTCTTATAGTCAATCTCCTGGCCAGTGTAGATTGCAGTACTCTCTTCAGAACTATTTAAAGCCATTTCTAATGTCAGCTCTTCTGAGTTTTGAGTAATGTAATGCTTGGCAACCTTATTGACAAAAGCCTCCTCTTCTTGAGATATCCCCCAGTCATCTAGAGTTAGCTGATTTGATAGATGAAATACCTCAGCCCATACCTGTTGGTAATCACAGTTTAGCCAAACTACAGCATCACATCGCTTTATAGGAATTATCCAAAAGCGTCTATTGCCAGTTTTATCTAATCTAAGTTGTTTAGCATTAGTAGTGCCAAAGAGCCCAGTAGCCCGGCAACGGTTATGAAGTTGCTCCGAGTACATTTTACGGTAAGAATCAAACTCTTGGGTTATAAAGTTTTTAAAATCTGATAAATTAATAGTCTGAAGCACAACATCTATCTCATCTATATTAAAGACAAATGAGTTAGATAATGCTCGTTGTATCTCAAGAGTATTCTGAACAGTTGATGGTGTGGTGTTTACTGTCCAGAGAGGAAAGTTAGGTAGCAGACAACGTATCCAGGTTGATTTATGGGTATTTTGAGGTCCTTCAAGGATCAACACGGCTTGAGCTACCTTGAGTCTGTTAGTATTATCTGTAGTTAATGCTTTACGACGAAGCCCAGCCATTAAAGTTAAATGCTTTAAAATGAGATGGTAAAACATGTCACTTGGAAAGCTTTCTTCAGGCAGTTGAGAATGGTTTAACTCTATAGAGTCTCTTATTAATTGCTTGATCCGAGGCTTACCATCCCATGGTTTCGCATCTACCCATGACAGAATTGGATCAAAAAGTTGAAACTTAGACTCTACTAATCCAGCAGTTAATGGGCTGCCAGCTAAAGCTTTCTTAATACCAAATTGACGGAACAATCTTATCAGACTATACTGTAATTCCCGTGATTGATGAAATCTACTAGGAAAAGGTGTTGATAGATTAGGGTTGAACATATCAGGTGTAAAAAAATGACGAATCAGGCTTTTTGATGCTTTGATATACAACTGGCCAGAAAGAGAACATTTTAGGCCTTCAATGCCCAGATAATTGGTAAGAAAAACATAATTCTCAGGGTCGGTAGGATCAGGGATTAAGCCATTTTGTGTTTTTACCACAGTAGGGAACTCTTTTACTGGAACTTTGTATGAGTAACATAACTTCCTTAAAAAGTTAAAGCTTATTAACCTTTGATCAGATTGACTCTGAGCTTGTGTTTGCTTTATAGAGGTATTTAAGCGTTGAATACAGTCTTCAGCGGATTTAAATGACTGGCCAGTAGATGACCATGAGACGAACAATTGTTGAGCCTGTTTCACTGTTGCTTGTGGGGCATTAGAGCTCACTATAAAGTCAGCAATAGCAAGGCTCACATATAGCCAGTGACTATAAAAGTCAACAGTTAGATCCTTAAACTTCAAGTCATAGATCACTTCTAAGGCTGGATTCACGTCTACAGGTACAATAGCTAGTATCCGTTTCAGCTCTATTAGTATCTTACTCGGGTCAGGATATTGGGTGGGTTGGGAAATTGGTTGTGGGGTAAAAGTAGACTTTGGTAGCTTAAAAGGGATAAATTGCTGAAGAGTCTGTATGTCAATTGAACTGATTTGCTCTTGAGAAAAGTCAGACAAATCTGGATCTGTTGTAGTCACAAAAGCACCACAGTAAATTTCGCCATACTTATAAATTATCTTTTTCTTAGGTAATGGAGTTGTGGTGTTGTAGTAAATATGCCAGCCAGTACCCGACTTAGATAAATGGCGGAACGTAGGGTAGGCTTTGAGTAGTGATAGAAGAGTATTCGGTAGTTCTCTTTTGTCATCTACATCAATCACCAGGTAGTTAGTTGAACATATCCCTACAACCGGGGCATACTGATCAGGATTTTTCTCTATCTTCCTTTTGCACACTGGCCAGGTAGTTAATGGTGTCTTCTTGAAATATGACTCTGGGCCTTTTGAGTCCCGTGTCCCTCGTAATACGGGAGTCCAGATCTCAAGGTCCTGCATCTCCTTTGGAGGGGCATAAGTTTTAAGCATCAGCAGAGTCCTTTGTCTCTTCTACAAGTAACCGAGTTACGATCTTATGAGCCAACATCAACTGTGTTGCAGCTGGAAATGGCTCATGTAAAGCTTTAATTGTACGTATTATAGGATTGAGGTTAGCATATGGGACACCTAAAGCTTTTGATAGAGCCCTTGTTGTCATGCCCATTTTAACTCCACTGACCAGTGTGTTATAAGTATTTTCGTCTAATTTCATCGTTTACCTCCTTATTGAATTGTTTGAATTGTCTTAGCACTTTTGCCCTTTGTTTGAGCTTTTTATGTAATTGTAGCTTTACTTTTTTAGAGACAGATGGAGCTTTAACATGATTAAGCTTGTCCCTTAAAAAGTCAATCTTTGATTCTAATTCTGTTATTTGAGTAATTAAAAGCTTATGATGTTTAAACATGTTCCATTCAGCTTGTAAAAATGAGTCAAGTCCAAACTCTAGCTCTTTATTTATGCAGAGTTCTTTAGGATCAGGATTAAATCCAAGTTTTTTAAGCTTTTTATTTATTATCTCTAACCTGGATAAACAAAACTCTTTAGCTCTTTTATTTTCTTCCGCATACAGTTTCTCTATATTATGCACTGGCCAGGGTTGATCTAGTTTTTGAAGTTTACGAAGCTCAGGGCCTGTTAACTGCTTTCGCTGGATCTTAACCTCTTTAACCTCTTTAACCTCTTTAACCTCTTTAGCTTCTCTCTCTTGGATTTTCTGTTCCAAGATCTCTAAAGTTTCTTGTTTTTCTATCTCTTTATACTTTTGAGCTTCAGATCGCCAGTATAGTATGTCTTCTATACGTTGGTTTATTTTTCTTATCTCATAGTTAATATTATGCTTACGAATGGTCCAGTCCATCTGATAGTCAAGTTTTTCTAGTTGTCTCTTGATCCGTGCTTTTTCCACTGATACCTCCTTTTGTCTAGCCGTTATTAACTTATTATAAATATAATAACAAATTTAAGGCTTTTTGTAAATAAAAAATTAAAAATATTATTTATAAGACTGTGGGCCACAGAGAAATGTGTAACAAAAAATGTAAAAATGAATTTCACATGAGCACGTGTTCTGTGTGCTTAGTTCATGGCATGAATTGCACACTCTTTGAAAACATTAATAAAGTTCAAATATGTGATTACAAATTTTATGGCTTATTTTTTTATTAAAAAAATTAAATATGTCACTTTTAGCATAAGTACCTGAAATAACTACATTTACATAATGGTGTTACACATGAAAAAATAATAAATAGCACACCACATAAGATGTGGATTTTTTGTAAATTACTGGTTTTTAAAGAATACATTATTTGTGAAAAATGTTTTACAAATTTGAGCGAAAAAAAGGAAACTACTATTTATATATATATATGCACATAATATGTTGCGGTCCGGGTGTTTCAGCTTATATCTCTTACTTTATTATTTTACACAGTATATTGTAATATATCCTATAATTTTATATACTTACAAAATTTAAAAATAAATTAATTTAATATCTTTTTTTGTGTAACTTTTTATGTGGTAGCCGACTCAGAAACCTCTTCTGGTCAGTACCAAAGTCACCCTTTACACTTTAAAACTTGGAAAAGTACTTATCTTTGTAACTTTGAGCCAGAAACTGAAACACCTAAACTTCACTGGTCAGTATTTGAACTGGAGAATGAAAAAACTTAATACCTAATAATGTTCAAACTGGAGAATGAAAATGTTTTAGTGCCTAGTAATGTTTGGAACAAGGGAATGAAAATGTTTTAGTGCCTAGTAATGTTCAAACTGGAGAATGAAAATGCCAAACTTCACTGGCCAGTGGGCTATAGAGTTTGCTTAGCTGGTTTAAGGGTTGTCGAGTGACTCGGTTTTGCTTAGCTGGTTATTGAGGACCAAAATTTTTTATCCTAGATATACTATGAAGGTTATTTAGTAAATATGATTCAGATATAATATGAAGGGTATTCAATAAATATGATTCAGATATAACATGAATGATATTCAGTAAATATGATTCAGATATAATATGAAGGGTATTCAATAAATATGATTCAGATATAATATGAAGGGTATTCAGTAAATATGATTCAGATATAATATGAAAGGTATTTAGTAAATATGACTTAAAGTATGAATATGATTCAGAAAAAGAATTTTATTTTGTGAAAAAAGTTGTTGACAAAGATAAGTAGGTAAGATATAAAAGGGTATGATTTAATTAAATGGTTTAATTAAATTATAAAAATATTAATACTTTAAGTAAGGAGTTAAAAAATGGATTACAGTAAAATGACTAAGGAGCAAATTAGGGCAGAACTTGATCGTTTAATGAAGGAGAATGAAAGTTTAAAAAGTAAAGGATCAAGAAAGAAAGAGGTTTTGAGCCTACTAAGAAAAGGAATGAATAACATTGAAGAGATTGCAGGTAAAGTCGGTATTAAAGAAAAGAATGTAAGTAGTATCCTTTCTTATTTGAGGAAAGATTTAAGCAGTAAAGGTGAAGGCATACTAAGTGTCAAATACGACAATAAGAATTTTGTGGTATTAATGAAGTTGAGTGAAATTAATGAATTACTTTCATTGGATAATTTCGGTAAATTAAATGAAATGGAGTTGAGTAAATAAATCGTATTCATTGAGTGAGTAGGCAAGATTAAATAAATCTTGCCTACTTTTTTATTGTTTATTTATATCGTAAATAGAGATAATTGAGCGAACAGGATTTATTTCGTAGAATGAGATTTATTTCGTAGAATGGGATTTATTTCGTAGGGTGAGGTTTATTGAGTGAATGAGATTCAGAGAATAAATGAAATTTATTTTTCGACAAATAGAAAAGGGATTATAAACAGGGCGGGGGGTGTCGAAAAATAAATTTCATTTATTCAGTTCACCCCTTAAATATTTCCCAGATTTTCCAGTTCCTGCACACTTTTTGTGAGCTATAGTATATACTTAATTTTTTACTTTACAAAGCTTAGTGTTTAAGCTATAATATAATTATGAAAGATTTTTTACTTAAATACAATGAAAGTCAGGATGAAGATATTTTCCAAGAAAAATTTATTGGGGATCCTAATCTGCTGCCTCCGCCTGATCGTCAAGAGCTTGAATACCGCTATCAAGTTCTTGACGAAACAATTCCACAGCTAGCTGAACGCTTTCGTCTCACTGTTCATGCTCTACAGCTTTATATTGATGATAATAAGCTTAAACCCAGAAAGCTAACAACAGATGAAGAGTTTACAGAGCTTGAGGAATTCCTGAAACAGGAACTTGACAAACAGAGGGTGAAAGTGGCTGGTTTAGCCATTTATCAGTCAATTAAAGCCTGGTATACTTTGCTACAGAATGAGAATACTTTACTGGCCAGTGCTAAACGCAGTATTGAAGCTTTGTCCCAAGAGCTGATTCCAGATACTAAAACTCTTTCACAACTGGCCAGTGTTCAAGACAAGTTATTCAGTAAACAACAAGGCTTACTCAATATCTTAAATATTTTTGATAAGGAATCGAGCTCTAATTTATCTGACATTATTGCTAGTGCTTTACAGAGAATAGATGGTGATGGCTACAACTTACCAAATTCAAAATAGAGAGTGGAGGTTAAACAACCTTTACTATATTATAGATAAGTTTGGGAAGAAGGTCATATTTAAAATGAACTGGGCTCAAAGGATATTATATAATAACCTTTGGTATCTTTGTGATATTTTGAAAGCAAGGCAGTTAGGGATTACAACTTTCTTTTGTATCTATTTCCTGGATGCAGCTCTTTTTAACTCTTATACATCGTGTGGCATTATTGCTCATAACAGAGATGATGCTGAAAAGTTCTTTGATAAGAAAGTACGTTTTGCATATGACAATTTACCTATCGAGATAAAAAATACTCTTAAAGCTACTTCTGATACTGCTAAACAGCTTAAGTTTTCAAATGGCTCTATTATTAATGTAGGAACCTCTTTACGTTCTGATACACTTCAGTTCTTACATATCTCAGAATATGGTAAAACATGTGCGAAATTTCCTGAGAAAGCTAAGGAAATAAGGACTGGGGCAATAAATACAGTCCAAGCTGGGAATTTTCTGACTATCGAGAGCACTGCAGAGGGCCCATATGGAGACTTCTTTAACATAACAAAAGCAGCCCAAGCTAAAGCCTTAGCTGGTGCTAAGTTGTCCAAGTTAGACTTTAGGTTTTTCTTTTTTCCCTGGCAGAAGCACCCTGAATACAAACTCCCAATACCTACTGGCCAGTCGTTAAAAGATTTACCTGAGCAGCTTAAAGACTATTTTGATAAACTGGAAAAGATAGATAAGATATCTTTAGCTTCTGAACAGAAATGGTGGTATTTTAAAAAATGGGAGATTCAGCAGGATGAAATGACTAGAGAATACCCAACAACACCTGAAGAAGCATTTGCAATACCTCTGCGAGGTGCTTTCTATGAGATGCAAATTCGTAGGCTCATCAGTGAGAGACGCCTTACAAAGGTTCCTTATGACGAAAGCATTCCGGTTCATACTGTTTGGGACCTTGGTATTTTTGACCAGATGGCTATCTGGTTTGTTCAAATTGTAGGAAGTGCCATACACTTTATTGACTTCTATTCTAATACAGACAAAGGGTTTCTGCATTACAAGAAAATGCTTGATAAGAAAGGCTATTTATATGGCCAGCATATAGGGCCATCTGACTTAAATATGAGACAGCATACGGATAAAGAGGTACCTGAGACCCGTACAGAAGTAGCAGCTAGAGTGGGAATTAACTTTTCTGAGCTACCACAAGAGCAGGATGTTTTAAATGGTATCAACCGAACTCGAGCAATGTTTAACCGGTTTTGGTTTGATGCTGAAAACTGTTGCCGTGGTGAAAAGTCTGGATTTTCTGGTATACAATTGTATTCTAAACAGTGGAACGAAAAGATGTCCTGTTACGATGACAAGCCAATAAAGAACTGGACTAGGAACCCTGCTGATGCCCTACGATATGTCTCACTTGCTGTTCAAGAGGGCTTCTTTGATAATAACTGGTATGATGAGTATGATCGTTCACGATGGCTATATAAAAGGGATAAAGCAAGAGTATGACACTTTTACCAAATCAAAAAGCCGACAATCTTAATGCCTACGAGGCCCCAGAAGAGGAGGCTCCTACTTGGTCAGAGATAGAGGATCAGGCAGCAGAAGAGATTGATGCAGCTATAAAGTTTGTCAAAAATAATATAATTGAGAAGCGGACTTCTAACTGGGACTGTTATTATGGTAAGCCTTTAGGGAATGAGATAGCTGGTAAATCTAAATATGTTTCAAGAGATCTCTTAGAAACTATCGAATGGATTTTACCTAGCCTTATTAATTTATTTACAGGTGCTGATTCAAAAGTAAAGCTGAAGATTTTTAATGAACAGGTTAACCAGCAGATTTCACCCACTCAGTTAGGCAAGCTATTAATTGATAAGATCTATAAAGACCTGTCAATGGACGAATATAAAGGGCTATTTTTGGTCTTTTACACTTGGTTCAAAGATGCCTTGGTCTCAGGTTCTGCATTTACTCAGTTATACTGGGAGATTGACACTGTCTTAGATAAAATTCATCAAGCAATTCCCAATACTGAAATGAACAGGCTAAGTCAAACTAAAGAAGTGACTATTGAGCAAATAAGGCCATCTGTTACTACTGGCCAGTCGATGGTAGACGCAACGATTGAACGTATATCTAAGAACACTTTAGTAGTAGACAATATACCACATTGGGAATTCATTTTTGAAGAGTATGCTCAAACAATGAATGATGATGCTGGTAAAGGATTTGTTACTATCGTTTCAATAGATTATCTTCGTAGGATAAATGAGGCCTATTCTAAGCCTAATGAGCCATTCTTTCAGAACTTAGAATTGGTGTCACAAATTGGGTCAAATGACACTTATGATGACGTGTATGGTTTGGGTGATGAGAAAAAGATTTATTTTGATTATGCAGTTCTCAATTCATTCACTGGCCAGAATAAAAAAGGGCCAAAGAAGAGAGTTCAGTTAACAAAATGGGTAACTCGTTTAGATATCAATGGGGATGGTTTTCTTGAAGATATATTAGTTTGGCGGGCTAATGGTGTTATGATTCGTTGGGAAATAAATGAGTCTCATTTTATTCCATTCTGCCAGTTAAGTCCTATTATCGATTGTTATAAGTTTCAAGGGATAGCCTATGCTGACCTACTTGTTGAACTGCAAGATCTTAAAACAGCTTTAACTCGTAAGATGCTTGATAATTTTGATCTGCAAAACAGTGGGCGTTGGTTTATAAAACCTAATACTCAGATTGACCTTAAACGATTTCTTGAAAATGTTCCTGGGGATGTTTATCGAATAGACCCTGAAAGAATTAAGAATATGGCTCCTCAGGGTTTTGATACGTCACAGCTTGCATTATTAGAATATGTTGAAACTGTTAAAGAGAATCGAACAGGCTCTACACGCTATAACCAAGGAACTGATGCTAATACCTTAAATCAGACTGCACATGGCATACAAACTATAATGTCAGCTTCTATGAAGAGGATAGAGCTAATAGGCCTATTGTTTGCCGAAAGTGGTATAAAGGACCTTTATAGAAAAGCTGCTTTACTTATGCAACAAAACTTGGAAGAGCCTTTTCAAGCCACTATTAATGGAGAAACAGTTACAATATCACCAGAAATGATTCAAGGCCGAATTGAGGTATCAGTTGAAATGGGCCTTGAAAATCAGGTAGGCCAAAGAGAGTCACAGAAACTGTTACAAATGTCTGCAGTACTAATGGACCTAAACTCAAAGTTTCCAGGGCTGGTTCCACCAGATAAGGCACATAATATTGCAGTGAAATATATTACCTGTTTAGGGTATGAAGCTGATCAATATTTATCTTCTATTAAAGAATTTATGGAAGCTGAACAGAACTCTAGTAAGCAACAACAGGCTTTACAGCAAATGCAGATACAGATGCAGCAATTAAAACTGCAGCTTGAGAAAGAGGCTGTTGATGTGAAAAAGCTTGCAGCTTTTGGGAAGATAGAAGAGGCCCAGAAAAAATTAATTGCAAGTCTATTACTGGCTGAGCATAAGACAAAAGAGGCTACACAACTGGCCAGTAAGGAACAGCGTGTAGATATATTTAAAACGTTATTTAAAGAGATGGCTCAAGGAGGTGCATGAGTTTAGCTTATTTAAAAGAGATAAGGAAACAAGCTCAAGAGGCTCGAGAATTGACTGGGGTACTAAAGGACTTTTTTGAAAAAGAACATGAAGAATGTTACAAAGCATTTCTTGCTTTAAAGTTTAATTCAAATATAGAGACCTTTATGACAGTACAAGCCAGGGTATCTGCTTTAACAGACCTGGAGACACACTTACTTTCATTTATCGAGCAAGAAGAGTTAACTCACTATTATACTAAAGGAGGCGACAATGCCAGATGATGCTTATGGGCTTTCTGATGAGGACTTTCAGAATTTACTGAATAACCCTGAACAGGAAGAACAGGAAGAACAGGAAGAACAGGAAGAACAGGAAGAACAGGAAGAACAGGAAGAACAGGAAGAACAGGAAGAACAGGAAGAACAGGAAGAACAGGAAGAACAGGAAGAACAGAAACAGGAAGAACCTGAAGTCTTTCAGATAGTTCACAATGGCCAAGTTCATACTGTGCCCAAACAGCAACTTATAAATCTTGCTCAACAGGGCTTTGATTACAATGCTAAAATGAATGAGCTGGCACCTAAACGAAAACTTGTTAAACTGGTGCAATCTGATCCTGATCTTCAGAAAATGATAAATGAGCATGTTGTCAAAAAAGCTATTCCTGAAGTCTCAGACAGAGAAGACTATGAGACAGAACAAGACTGGCTTAAAGATAACTTAACGAAAACAATTTCAACAGTTAATCCTGTTATAGATCTGGAAGAAGGTGAGAAACAGCCTGAAGTTAATCCTCTGGCCAGTACTGAGCCTCCTATAGTTACAAAACTAAGAGCTCTTGATCCTGAAGGATTTGAAGCCACAGTGCCAAAGATGACTCAGGCAATAAAAAATTTAACAGTTAAACAATACCAAGAGATTACCAATGATGAGCAAAAGGTAATTCAATTGTATCAACAAGTGCGTAATTCAACTTTTAAACCTAAACCTCGAACTCAGCATTTTAATATAAGGGGTGGCCGAAGTCAGAAGGCCAATCCTCTAAAGAAGAATGTTTGGGATCTTGGTAATAAAGACTTTAATAAGATTCTTAAGAAAGTCAAAGGATATTAAATATGGCTACAGCAACGACTACCTCAACAATCCCTATTCAAATAACGGGATTTTATGACAGAAACTTACTTGAGAGAGCTTTACCTGCTCTTCTCTACAGCAAATGGGGCCAGGTTCGCCCCATTCCTAAAAATGCTGGTGACTTAATAAATTTCAGAAAGTATGGAGCCCTTGCTTCAAATACTACTCAGCTTAATGAAGGTACAACTCCAGCTGGCAAACAACTTTCTGCTACAACAATAACTGCACAGATGGGACAGTACGGTGATTTTGTTCTTATAACAGATAAGCTTCTTGATATGGGCCTTGATCCCATTCTTATTGAGGCTGGTGAAATTCTCGGTGAACAGGCAGGTTTGTCAATTGATACAATACATCGTAATGTTCTTTTGGCTGGTACAAGTGTACGGTATGCGGATGGTGTGGCAGGCCGTTCAAATATTGTGAAAACAATTCAGGCCTCTGATATAAAAGCAGTTATTCGAAACCTTGAGGCTTCAAATGCCAAAAAACTCAGACAGCAGGTTAATGCTGGGGTTAAAATAAGTACATCTCCAATTCGTGCTGCCTTTATTGGCATAACACATACTGATTGCCGCCAAGACCTGGAAGAACTTGATGGTTTTGTTCCTGTTGAAAAGTATGCTCAGCAGGGTGATGTGATGGAAACTGAGATTGGCGAGTATAAGGGTATTCGGTTCATTGTAACTACCAATGCTGGAATTGTAGAAGATGCTGGTGGTAGTGCTGCAACAAATGGTTTGATATATACTACAGCAGATACGGCCTGTGATGTTTATCAGACCCTTGTACTGGCAAAGGATGCTTTTGGTGTTATCCCTCTTCAGAAAGGTGGAATTGAGAATATTATAAAACGAGCTAAGAACTCTGGTACGGAAGACCCCTTGAATCAGCGGAATACTTCTGGCTGGAAAGCTTATACAGCAATCAAAATTCTGAATGACAATTTTATTTACAGAATTGAACATGGAGTTTCAAAACTCTAAAGGAGTAAGTAATGGCACAGAAAGATCAGAAAGAAATTGACCCAAGACAGCAAAGGTTTTACTGTAAAATATATCACTTGTCTGCAGACAGTGGGAGTCGAGATGCAGTAATTCCAGTTAACGATTTGGGAGACATTCGGCATGGACGGGCAGCCTGTGTTCCTGGGAAACGGACTATTTTGTCCAAAGTACAGATTGGAATTTTGAAAGAAGCAGTAGTTCGTCATAAGCTTCCTGTACCTGAAGACTCAGGTATTTATGGTGAACCTGATCCTTTGAAAGCCGCTGAGAAGCAGTTTCCAAAGTTCCATGCGATTTATGACCGTACCACTGGTCAAATATTTTTGGAGAAAGTAGAGCCACGTTTCTCCGTTGAAATTATTGAGCCTTATAAAGGATAAACAGCAATGCTACTTAGTGATATACTATCAAAAGTCAGGTTAAGGATTAAAGAAAAAGACGTACAGTATTTTTCTGATGAAGACCTTATTGATCTTGTTAATGGCCAAATGGAGTATTTCTATAGCCTTTTACGAGGTCATGAAAGTAGGTTTATCCTAGAGTGTATAAGTGTATCACTAACAACAGGACCTAATGATTTTATTTTTGACCATGAGGGAATAGCCTGGGGTCAGGTTTTTACTGATACCCAGGTTATACCTAAGTATGAGATAAATAAGCCTGATGCATTTTCTTACGAAGAGACATCAACAGGGATAGAGATTTATAATGCCCAAGAAGGCACAGCTTATATTAGCTACTGGAAACCTCTTGAATTGTATACCAGTGCTGACTTAAATTCAACTACACACTGGCCAGTATGGGATACTGCTTTATATCGTGCAGTGGTTGTTGAGGCCCAGGAAATTCGTGAGCATGATAATCATAGAACAGCGATTTTTGCTGAAGAAGCTTTACAAGAGGCATTATCTCGAACAATACAAAGATATGGGACTATTGAAAGAAGAATGAGGTTTGGATTAGATGTTTAAACAAATAAGTCAAAAGCCTATAAGTGTAACACAGCAGCCTAAACCTTTGCAGGTTTTAAGTATAACTGACTTCAGTAAAGGGTTGAATACTTTTTTGGACCCTGGTGCACTTTCACCTCATGAACTTTCAGAGTGCTTAAATTACTATATTAAGGATGGAACCTTAAAGCCAAGGCCAGGGCTTACTAAATTTTCAACATCAGCAGTTATAGGAGATTTTTATGACTTAGAGCCTTTTGTTATTTCAGGTGAAAAGTTTTTAATTGTTAGTACTTCAACTGGCCAGTTGTATAAAATAGCTATGAATGGAACAGTGACTTTAATTAAAGATCTAACAGGTCCGGCTAAGTTATTTACTTATAGTGGGCAATGTGTTGTATGTGATGGGTCTTTTATTAAAGTTATTGACAAGGATGGGAATTTGGTACTTGCTTACGATGCAGGTACAAAAAATACTTTATATAACACTTTAGATGAATTACAGGAATCAAGTGTTAAGGTATATGGGGACAAAGAATACGGAGTAGCATTTACTTGTCCGGCGTTAGAAAGTAGCTTTAAGTTACCTTTCTTTAGTGTTGAAGTTCCTATGAGAATAGTAGGAGCTCCTACCGGCGAAATTACAGCTAAACTTTATGATAGCACTCATAATCTTTTAAAAAGTTCAGCAGCAATAGCTGTAGCTTCTTTATCTTTTGACTATTTGAATTATACTTTTCTATTTGATATTGATAATAATGATCAAAGTTGGTGGATGGAAAGCGGAGCGGATTATGAGGTTTTAATCAAATGTACAGGTGGAGGGGCTTCTGACTATATAGAAATCCCTACTTGTTATAAAACAGATGGAGTATCTTTTGATGGGTCATCTTGGTCAACTGGAGATAGTCTTAATGTGAGACTTGCTCCAAATGCACCTCCTAAAGCCTCAACTGGACATGCATTAGTCAGGCCGTTTTTTGCTGGGGATCCAGATAATGTAAATTACCTTTGGTTCGGCAATCTTTCAGTTTATGACTTTTCTACTGATAACGGTGGTGGTTGGATAGATTTTACCGGTATAAGCTCTGCAAGTTTTGAAATGGGTGAACTTGGATCATTATTTGGAAATTTATTTATATTTGGCACTGAAAGGTCTGAATTTTTATATGAACTTACTGGTCAGAAAGTTGAAGATTTTACTTTAAAAAAACTTAAAAAAGAAACTTCTGCTGACCTTAGAAATGTTTTAAGTTTACCTAATAATCTTTGGTATAATAATCGAGCTGGCCTGCATAAAGTTCGAGGTGTTACAGAATATGGAGATTTACGACTTAATTCAGCAGCTAGGCAAATATACAATATTTATTATAATAATTCAGATAAAGAAACTTTTATAGGCTTTGACAATAATAATGATCTTCTTTACTTACAGTTTAAAGAGTTAGAAGAAACTTATGTTTGTCATTTAGGTGAACCTGGAAACCCTTGGACAAAGTATAAATTTAAGAGTGAGCCCCAGTTATTTAAAAATGGCTTTACAGAGTTTTATATAGGGTTAGATGATGGGTATTTATATAAACTTGATAATTCAGTTTTACAGGATGACTTTACAGATTATGACTTTACTTGGGCCTCAGCGTTTGTACGATTTCCTTTTTCATATGTTGATATAAAATTAATACAAACATTAGCTTCAGCAAAAGGTGGTTTATATAATAAGTTACAGATATTTACTGAGCTAGATTATACTGATTATGTACAAGAGTTAACTGTGAGTTTACCTCAGTCAGGAATCCTAGTTACAAATGCCACAAATTTACTTTCATACGCTGAGATACCTATCTCTGGCCAGTCAAATATTTCAGTTTTTCCCGTAAATATAAGGTGTTCAAGTATAATGTTAAAATCTCAAAAATGTTATAGTCTTCAAAAAGATGGAATAAGTTTGAAAGGTTTTAATCTTCAATTTAAAGGACTGGAAATGTAATGGCTAAAGAAAATTATGACGCAACAGGTCTTACTATAAAAGACGCAATACAAGTATTGTTAGACAATGATCTTACTGAGCTTTTTAATACTATGGATGAAGTGATTGCAGCGAGATGTGGTGAGGCTACATTACAAGATAAAGAGTTAATTCAGGATACTGCAGCTCAAACAGTTATAGATGAAGTTGAGGCAGCAAGAGGTGGTGAGGTTTCATTACAGGCTAAAGAGCTAGCACAGGATACAGCAACCCAAACAATTGTAGAGGAGGTTGAAACAGCAAGAGACGGAGAGCCAACTTTACTTGAAAAGGAGCAGGCTCAGGATACTGCAATTCAAATAGTTGCGGAAGAGGTTGGAACAGCAAGAGATGGGAAGTCAACTTTACTAGAGAAAGAGCAAGCTCAAGATACTGCAACTCAAATAGTTGTAAATGAAGTAGAAGAAGCTAGAGATGGGAGGGTTTCATTACTAGAAAAGGAACAGGCTCAGGATAATGAAGTAGTGGCTTTAAAATCACAAGTTTCTATTGGTGAAAAAAATAATTATTATTTTCCAGATCCTCTTGAAGCAGACCAGGGAGTTAATGGTAATGGTTTTACTATTAAAGATTGTATTGATGCAGTAGGCAGTAAAAGAGCAACGATTTTTCTAAAGCATAATTCTATAGCAGATACAACTGTTTATACTGTATCAACAGATTTAACTATCCCAGAAAATATATGTTTTATGATTGAAAATGGGGCTATTGTATCTGTTGATGATGGAAAAGTTTTAACTATTAATGGGGCTTTTGAAGCTGGACTTTATCAGGTGTTTAGTGAGGAGGGGAATGTAAATTTAGAAAAAGCTCAAATTAATTATATTATAGCAGAATGGTATGGGACAGGGACTACAGATGATAGTATTGTACTTAAAAAGGTAATCGAAAATAGTATTCTTTATAATATACCCTGTAAGTTGACACGACAATCTTATACAATATTATCCCCAGTTATTATATCTCATACAAATACCAATGTAAACGCACCAATAATCATAGGCAAAGGGAATGGCGGTCCAGGGGCTGCAACTGGACAAACAACAATATATTTTTCATCTGCTGTTAATGGCATAGCGGCTATATCATTCAGTAGTACAGATAATTCTATGAGAGGCCTAAAATTCAAAAATATATCTATTAGAAAAACTGGAACTGGAACTGGAACTGGTCAAACCGGCCTTCTTTTAGACCAAATGCACTCTTTTAATTTAACTAATGTAAAAGTAGGTGGATTTTATGATGTTGATGACACTGGAATAGAAATTTCAAATTGTTGGGAAGGGTCTCTTAATTATTGTTATGCTCCTTTTAACAGAACAGGATTAAAATTTACGCCTGTTTCCACGGTAATTAATATAGTTGGAGGAAGTTTTAAAGCTTGTGATGTTGGCATTCTTTTTACAGGAGGACTTAGTGTAAATATATCTATCCAAGAAATTAACTTAGAATCATGTACTACTACAGGAATAAAGGTAGATTCACAATTAACACTTTTGAGCTTACAAAATGTTCATCTTGAAGATTCAAAACTTCCATTAGACTTAAAGGGAGTGAATCAGGCCACATTACATGGTTTTTTTAGTTTGAATTCTGAAGCCTTAAATACTGATCCTATTTGTAAAATTGAAGATTGTAAAGGAATTGAACTTAGTGGTTATGTTTATTCAGCTAATAGTTATATTTATCAGGTTATTGGTAATAATAATTCTAATTTTAGCATAGGTGATATTGGAGATAATCTCCAATATATGAAATTACAAATATCTCCTGGTAACCCTTGGAAAAATTCAGAACAGTTAATCGGGTATAAAGGGAATCTGACTGTTAATGCAGACCCTTTTATGATGATGCCGCAACTTGGTGAAAGTTACAGAACTCCCACAACGTATCCTATTGGTGTTCGTTCTTTCAATAATCCTGGGATGACAAGAGAATGGACAACAGTAGATGCTTATGTTACAGATAAGTATGTATGGCATATAACAACTAATGCTAATGGGTTTTATTTTGCTGGGTATGAAATTCCTGTAGTACCAGGACAACTTTTTAAAGTTTGCACAATAGCTAAAGGTTCATCAGGTAGTACTTTTCGAGTCCAAACATCCACAGGGAATTTACTTGCTCAGCTTAGCCTTGATAGTACTTGGTCTGAAAAAACATTGGTATTTACTGTACCAGATGAAATCACATTTATCCGAGTTGGGTGGGCGGTAACAGATTCTGGGGATAATAAAGATATCTGGGTGCATTCAATGCATATACAATATGGTATAGACTATAAACCTGCTATCCCAAATCCTTTAGATGTTATTCGTAAATATTCCAGAAAATTAACTAATGTTGGGACTACAGGTGTTACAATAAATCTGCCAATAAATAACAGTAATTATCTTATAGCAGCTACACCAGAAAGGGCAACTAATTGTTGGGTAGAGCGAAATGATACAATAATTGTAGTAAAAACAGATGATACTGGAGACAGTGATGTTGTAAATGTAATTATTCTTCCTTTATCAGAAATATCTTATTAATAAAAAACTAAAATTAATTATTTAAATTAAATTTATGGTATAAAGGGGAGGCATATGAATAATAAGCAATGGGTTGCTTTAAGTGTTGCTACCTATTATACTTGGTTTAATCTTTATGTACTCAGATGTACAAATATTAAAAATTATTAAAGCAAATATAATAAATGTAGCAAATATTAAGTTGTGCTTTGCTAAAAATACTTGACAAAATATAATGAGGTAAAAATAAAATGGCTTTTAATCCATCAGATTATGGTTGGACAGACCAAGATGTACTTAATTCCTTTGTAAATGACCCAGAAGGCCTAGCACAGTATGCAAAAGAAAATAATATATCAGCAAATGATTTAGCTGACTGGGCAAATACAGTAGAAGGAACTACTAGAGACTGGACAGCTGATAAAATTAATCAACTTTATGGGATTAATTATGCTCCTGTTTCAACAAGAGGGCCTATACAATTATACCAGCCTAATACTTATCCATCCTCATATACAGGCATAGATAAACAGTATCTCGATCAGATAATGCAAGCAGTAATACCTGAATTTAAGAAGTCTATTACAGGCCTAAATTCAAATATATCAAAATACTTTGATGAGGCAAAGAATTACAATACAAAACAAGGAACTGATTTATTACAAGGTATTTTACAGCAACAGGTTAATTCACTGGCCAGTAGGAATATGTTAAACAGTAGTGTTGCTTCTACTGCTCTTGGGAATGCCACAGGTGAAGTTTTAAAGAATATCAATAATCAGAATATGCAACTTGGAATGCAAGAAGCTAAAGCTAAGACAGATTTGCCTTCAGCTTTAGGCCAGTTGTTACAGTATGGTAAAGTATCTACTTGGTCAGATCCAAGTGTACCCTTAAGAAATTTATTATCTTTATTTTAGGAGATTTATAATGAGAGCTATACCAAGAGACGGACAAGGAAATCTTATACAGGGCTCAGGGTCCCAGATAAAAACTTTCTGGGAGCCTACTACAGGTGGCTGGGATGCAGTTATGTTACCTCCTGGCCAAGATTGTAAAGTTATAAAAATTAACGTACATGATGGAATAGAGGGCTATAGTCATTCAAGTTCTCAGGAATTTATGTACTCTTCAGAAAGTGATGGTTCTTACTGGGATTGGGCTTTAGATGGTATAATTATAAATACTGCAAAAAGCTCTGGGATAATCTGTTATGTTAAAGCACCAGCAGGTAATCAAATTGCTATTACTCTTTTAGCTTAAGAGATTATTATGATACAAATATCAAATCAAAACTTAGCTTTAGGTAAGCCTTTAGGCATCCAAATTAAACACAGAAATAGGTATAAATTCTGCTCCTACACCACAAACACAGCTTCACAATCAGCAGATATAAAGTTATCCCTGCCCGCCAATAAGAAAATTACTATCTTTTGGGGTGATGGTGAATCTACTGTTATCACAGGTGAAGTTACCGAAACAATATATTCTCATACCTACGCAGATGTTGGAACTTATAATCTTACAGTTTCAGGGGATTATAATGATATTACGTATTTAAACTTTTATGGTGATGGGAGTTATGGTGGAGATATAAAGTATATGCCTGATAATTTAACTGTTTTTAATTGTAGTGGAAATAATATAATATCAGGAGATATTCAATATTTGCCTGTTGGTTTAACTTATTTTTATGTTAGAGGAAATAATATAATATCAGGAGATATTCAATATTTGCCT